GGATTTCCCGCCATTGGACGGTCCCTCGCCATTGGAACCCCGTCCCCCACCATTGGACGGTCCCCCGCCATTGGAACCCCGTCCCTCACCATTGGACGGTCCCTCGCCATTGGAACCCCGTCCCTCATCAATAAAACAATCAATAACTTCTGAATTATCTCCCCCCAATCCCGATTTAAAGCAGACAGGTGGAGAATTATCCAAGCCAAGGATTAATCCCGATAATTTTAAATATTTATACCGAAATCAGAGATTAATGATTAATGTATGTGAAATAATGGGATATGTATATGCGGCTTGCAGTATATATGATAAATCTGAAATGAAAACGGATATAGAAGAATTAATTAATTATTTAATTGATAAGATGGAAATGGGTGAAAATAAACATTTTAATTTTTTAAAACAATTATCAAATGATAATAATTTCAAGATGGCGATTAAAAATAACGGAGAGTTATCCGGAAAAATTGAAAAAATGTATGTCCTTAATTCAAAAGCAGAAATAAATGAAAGTCGTATCGGCGATAAACAAATGACATTAGTTGGCGAACAGAAATGTAAACAAGCGAATAAAAAACTAGATGATTTAATTGAAAGGGGTGGGTCATTTAAAGCCAAGGAAGCATTATTATTGGCATTCTGTGATAATGCCATGCAGGCGATAATTGGAAAATCGGATTAATGAATATCCATTAAATTATTCGTATGAAAATTTAAAATTATCATCACAGCAGTCTCCGTCATCTTCTTTTTCTAATAATACATCAATATTATTTTCATCTATATCGATATATTCTTCTTCTTTTTCTCCTATATCTTTCAGAGAACTAATTAAATTTTCTTCATCAAGTAAAATATCACAATATCCTGTCCCCGATTTCACTACTTGACCCATCATTATATTACTAGAAACTCCATATAAATTATCTTTTTCTGAGAAAATAGCGGCCTTTATTAACTCTTCGGTTGTATTTTCGAATGATGCTTTAGCGAGAGGTCCCATATCTCCATCTTTAATTCCTTGCCTATTCATTGAATATAATTCCCCGGTTGAGGTCATTACATCGCATAATAATTCTATATGTCTTGGATTGATATATTCTCCCGCGTGTTCGGCAACTTCATTAATCTCATCGAATAATCTATTTCTGGCGGATTCTATTCCGAATATAGATATCATTTCTATAATATCATTAGAGAAGGTATTGGTAACATCTATGTATTTATTATTTAAAATTTCTATTAAATTAGTTCCGTCTGTTTCCAAGAAATATTTATCTTTTAATATATTTTCGTGATTTATTTTAATATTATCTTTTTTCTCGTTTACAACAATATTATCTATATTTTTTATCCCCTTGATAACTATATTATTCATAATATCGTCACTGATATTTTTCATAATATTAATACATTCGCTCTGATCTTGATTTCCATTTACTATTTTCCCTTCATTTTTAATTTTCAATGAAATTCTACCTATTAATTGTTTGGAACTGTCATCCGAAAATTGATAACTAATTTTCTCTGAATCATAATTCATTATTGCGAAATAAATATCCTCCATAACAACACCCTTATCCATCATAATACTTTTATTAAATTCAATTCTAATAACCCAGGGTAAAATATCTTCATCTACATCTTGAAATTTACTGAACTCCCTATAAATCTCTAGCATATCATCATCATAATTTAGTACAGATTTATTATGTTTATTATTGGGTTCGTAATATATTTTACAGTTATTTACAAGATCTTTTAATAGCGTATATTCTAGATTATTTTTAACGAATGTTGTCTTATTTTTATCCGAGGCATATTCTTCTTTTAAGTGAATCAATACAGAGGGTGATTTCATATTTTTACTTACGTGAATTAACTCTTTTAAACGAGGAATACCACGCGTGACGTTTGATTTCGCACTTACTCCTGCGAAGTGGAATGTATTGAGGGTCATCTGAGTTGCCGGTTCACCGATGCTCTGTGCGGCTAGAGTACCCACCATTTCTCCTGGTGAAATCTTTGAAGAATTATATTTTTCTTCTAAGGTTGAAATAATTTCATTATATTCATCTTTATTAATTTTCTGTGATAATAGAACCTTGGGATTTAAGTGGATGTCAACCAATATCTCGAAAATATTATTATTCTTAAAAGTTTTATTAACATAGCATTTCTTTACTAGTTTAGAATTACCTTTGAGAATTTCAAGGGGAGATAAATTGGATTTATATTTTTTAGGTTTGATTGTATTTTCCACAATTCTCTGAATATTCGCTGGATAGTTGATATTATTCTGAGGATTTCCATTGAATACAACGTTTATTAAATATTCTCTATGATTTAGTATTTTCAAGAAATTTTCGTCTAATTTCTCTTGAAAATCAGTTGTTTTCTTTAATTTATCATATACGTGAGGTTTAATAAGAGAAGACCAGTTTATATCTTTTGAAAATTTAAACTTATCAATAATATTTTCCATATTTAGTTTCGTTAAAATAAGAGATTGAGACTCAATAAATGTAGCATCCATGCCATCTTCTCCATAAATAAATTGTACAATAGAACCAGAAGATGTTCTTACAGAATAATCATATGAAACTCTTAGATCCTCCATGGATTTAATCAATTGCCTCTGAACATATCCCGTTGTTGATGTTTTTACCGCGGTATCAATTAATCCTTCCCTCCCCCCCATAGCATGGAAGAAGAATTCTTGTGGAGTCTGACCAGATATAAATGAATTCTCCACGAATCCCCTTGATTCGGCTGAATCATCGTATTTATAATAATGAGGTAACGTTCTATCATTAGTTGTGTGTGGAATCCTTTTCCCATCTACATTCTGCTGTCCTAGACATGAAATCATCTGGGCAATATTGGTTAATTTACCCTTCGATCCAGAATTAACCATATAAGTTGCTCTGTTTTCCGAATCTAAATTTTCAAGACCAACCTGACCTGTTTCTTTAATTGTCTTATTTAAAATGGAATTTACCTTGGATTCAAAGTATTCGTGTTTATTCTGTCCAGGTATGCCTTCGAATATATTAAGATGAACTTCTTGCATAATTTCATCGATGGTTTTTTTTCTTTCTTTAATAATATTTTTAATTTTTTCATTCGTAGTTTTATCAGCGATCATATCACTGATACCAACACTGAAACCTTCAATCAATAGAATATAAGAAACTATTTTCTGTAAATCATAAATAAACTGATTCGCTCTATCGTCTCCTAAATCATTGCATATCGTATGAATTAGTCCCTTGGAGGTCTTCGTAAATAAATTTTTATCAAATGTTCCCTTTTTAATTATTCCCCCCATAATTTCAACCAAGTTTATTTCACTATTATGCTTCGCAATATTCTTTATCTGATCAGTAGAATTAGTTGTATCTGAATCGTTGTAATTATCGAAAGAAGAGTTCGGGATACTCAGATTAATATTATCAGGGATAATATAAGATAATATAGCACGTCCCGACCATAGATCTATTTTTTTCCCTTCTTTTAAGACATATTTATCACTTTCGGGGAATATACCATTAAAGGTTGATAAGTCGCAGATAATATTCATCATCTGCTTCCTGGTATATAAACAGGAATCCACAGCCTTCGTTTTTTTATCATCCCCTTCTATCTGATATATTAGACCATTCGATCCGTGAACCTGTTTTGTCCCCAATGGAAACTCTAAAACTCTTGATTGAGTCAATTTATAAATACCGAGTAAAGTATCTTGAACGATTGTGATAATAGGTTTATTTTCTCGTGGAGATATGATCTGTTTATTTACCGAAGCAATATTAATTAATTCCGAAACAGCCTGAATTGATTGGGGAACATGCATGTTCATTTCATCCCCGTCGAAATCAGCATTATAGGGAGGGGTAACACTGACATTCAATCTAAATGTGTTTCCCGGTAAAACCCTTACACGATGACCCATCATACTCATTTTGTGAAGTGATGGCTGACGATTAAATAATACATAATCTCCATCATTTAAGTGACGATTAACTATATCCCCGTATTCCAATTCTATATCAACTTTATTATTGCTATTAATAGCAATTTTATTGCCATTTGTCTTTATTACAGATTTAGCCCCAGGCCATTTATCCGAACCATTATTAACCAACTCTATTAATTTCTCCCTATTAAAAGGATTAACTTTTTCTGGATAAGTTAAATTTAATGCAATCTTAATTGGAACACCTAGTTCATCTAGGGCAATATTGGGATCCGGTGTAATAACACTACGAGCCGAATAATCAACGCGTTTACCCATAAGATTATTTCTAATACGACCTTCTTTTCCCTTTAATCTCTGCCTAATAGATTTAATTGGTCTCCCAGAACGATGTGTTGCTTGATATACACCAGGTAATTCATTATCTATATATGTAGCCACATGATATTGTACTTGATTCGTCCAATCATCGATGATTTCTTGTCTGTGGGATTTTTCGATATTCTTTTTTAAAATATTATTGAATTTCACAATATCCGCAATTTTATGAGTTAAATCATCATCCATCCTCTGCGAACTCCCCTGTTTAACCGATGGTCTAACCGCTGGAGGGGGTATAGGTAATACGGAACATATCAGCCATTCGGGTCTACACCAGGTTGATGAAAATCCCAAGGCATTGCAATCTGTATCTGTTATCCCTTCAAATAATGTTTTCACATATTCTGCATATATATTCTGCTTATGTAATCCATTTCCATCTAAATCTTTCCAGATTGCTTGAATTCCATTCGGGCCATCTATTTTATATCTGTCGGGTTGTTTACAACCGCAACCATTCTCATTTTCTTCTCCGCATCTCGATATCTTGGAAGATAAAGAATATAATTCCGGCCATCTATCTTTTTTATTTTTTTTGAGGATATTTTCTACCAATGGATCTTCTAGATTTATAAGTAATTTAGAACATCTAAAACATACACATTTCATAATTTTCATTACGATATCTATGAAATGATAATAATAAACCGGTCTCCCCAATTCAAGATGACCGAAATGACCGGGGCATTCTGTATTTTTTAAGCCACAGGTATTGCATACTTTACCCATATCAGTTGTCCCCATTCTTAGATCAAATAAACCTTTTATTACGGGTACATCTTTATCATATGTTTCGTATTTAGTAATTTCAACGACAGAGTTTTTTCTAATTTCATCTGGTCCCATAACGCTGAATTGAAGTGCGCTGACATTTTTAATATTCTGTTCCAATGTTTCAGTCATCTTATTAATTATATAATAAATTAAATATTTAAATAAAAATCAAATTTATTTAAAAAAAATTTGATAATAATTATTATTATAATCAATAAATGGATAAAGGAAATCAACATTTTATGACAACACGCTCGAAGGCGAAAAATAACGAAAAGGGTGAAGACACAGATGAAGAATACAACGATGAAATAGAAGAAATAGACGAAAATGGAAATCTAAAAGATTTTATAGTTTATGATGAAAATGAAAATAATAAGGCAATGGACGATTTAAGAGAACTCTTGTATGGAATTAAATCTAAGAAAAAGAAA